AGTACCTCCGGCAATTGGCGCACCAGCACGGTTGAGGTGGCGCGGGGGCCGATGCTCGCGGTCACCGAGCCGGGTGTCCACAAGCTCACCGCCATGGTGTGCACGCAGCTGCTGAAGACGGCGCTCCTGGAAAACGTCATTGGCTACAAGGCCCACCTCGACCCGGGCCCCATGCTCGTGGTTCAGCCGAAGGAAGATGCTGCCGAGCAGTTCTCGAAGGAGCGCATCACCCCGCTGATCCGGGCAACCCCGGAGCTTCGCAAGCTGATCGGGTCGGGCAAGACCCGCAACGCGGACGAAACGCTGCTCTACAAGGCTTTCCCCGGCGGCTTCCTCGCTCTTGCTGGCGCAGGCAGCCCCGACAACCTTGCTCGCCGGCCGGTGTGCTTCGTCGGCTACGATGAGATCGACAAGTACGCGATCACCAGGGAGGGCAACCCGCTCGACCTCGGCGACGAGCGCATGGCCACCTTCGCCAACTGGTTGTCGTTGCGTGCATGTTCGCCGACGATCGCAGACGAAAGCCTGATCGAAGCGAGCTGGCTCGAAGGCGATCAGCGCCAGGCCTCGGTCGAATGTCCGCATTGCTGTCACCGGCAGTTTCTCGAGTTCTTCAAGCACGTCCACTGGGAGAAGGACGAACACAGCGGTGAACATGTCACCCGCACCGCGCAGATCCACTGCGAAGCCTGCGGTTCGGCCTGGTCAGAGGGTCAACGCCTGCTGTCGCTGCGCACCGTGCGCTGGCACCAGACGCGGCCGTTCAACTGCTGCGGTAAGCGCCATGATCCGCTGGCTGACTATGCCCAGGCATGGTCCGAGCCAAAAGCCGGCGACCCGGTTGCACGTATCTGGGACTGGTGGGCATCCAACCGGTGGGCAGTCTACCGCGCGCGGTGCCAGGATTGCGGACGCTGGGCGGTCGACAACGAGCACGCGTCGTTCACGGCGTCGAAGCTGTTCAGCCCATGGCCCAAGGATGCGCCGCCGAAGATTGCCGCCAAGTGGATCGCCGCGAAGGATGATCCGGACAAGCGGGTCACGTTCGACAACACCCAACTCGGGCGCCCGCACAAGCGGCATTCGGCGAAGGACGTAGCAGCCGAGGCGCTAGCCGCCCGCGCCGAGCAGTGGCCCGCTGAGGTGCCGGAGGGCGTCGGCGTCATCACCGCCGGGCTCGACACCCAGGACGATCGTGTTGAGATCGAGTTTGTCGGCTGGGGGCACGGCGAGGAAAGCTGGTCGCTCGATTATGTGATGGTGCCGGGTGATCCGGCGACCGACGATTTTTGGCAACGGGTCGATCGAGAGTTGCTGCGCACTTTCCGCCGCGCAGATGGTCGAGAGTTCACCGTCGCCGCGGCTTGCATCGACAGCGGTGGTCATCACACGCAAGCCGTTTACTCGTTCGCCAAAGCCCGACTCGGGCGGAAGATCTGGGCAGTCAAGGGCCAGAGCGCACGTAACGGCGAGCGGTCACCGGTGTGGCCAATCACCAGGCCTAGCGCGAAGGCGCGTACGAAGTTCAAACCCGTCATCGTCGGCACGAATGCCGCGAAGGACTCCATCAGGAACCGGCTCGTTATCGAAGAGCCAGGCCCTGGGTACATGCACTTTCAGGCGCTGCGCGACATTGGCTGGTATGTCCAGCTGACGGCCGAACGCCTGCTCACGAAAGTGGCAAGCGGTCGGCGCTACACCGTGTGGGATCTACCCCGCGGGAGGGCGAATGAAGCGCTCGACTGCCGAGTCTACGCCTACGCGGCGCTCGCTGGGCTGCTGCAGCTCGGAATGAAGCTCAACACTGTCGTCGAGGCGGTCTCTCCCGCGCCAGAAGAGCCGGTGCAACGCCGGCGTCACGAAGATCATCCGCCGGAGAACGCAGCAGCTGCACCCCAGAGTGCCGAAGCTGCGAAAATCGCCTCCTTCTCGCGCCGACGGGCCGGAAAGTTCAGCAGAAGGAACCGCTGATGCCCTTTCAGCAGTCAGATCTCGACAAGATCGATGCCGCGATCACGTCGGGCACGAAGAAGGTCACCTTCGCCGACGGCCGCAGTACCGAGTATCATTCGCTTGACGAGATGCGTCGCCTTCGCGCCGACATAAAGGCTGAGCTCGCCGCCTCGGGCTCGCAAGTGCGACGCCGTAACCGGTTCATCGTCGGTCGGGTCGGTCGTTACCCGTGAACATCGTCGACCGCATCGTCTCTTATGTCTCGCCGGTCGCCGGCATGCGCCGGGAGGCGGCGCGCGCCATGCTCACGCGTTCGCGCCCGGCGCCGCGCAGCCGTTTCTCGGGTCGCAGCGAGCGCGATTTCTACGTCAACACCGGCAACCCCAATGATGCTCGACCCAAGCGCTTCGTCGATCGCGCTGCAGTTCTGAAGCTCGTCGCCGAGAACCCGTTCGCCCGCAAAGCGCTCAACTCGCTGCTGAATGGCCTTGTGGCATGGGGCGTCACCGGTGCGCCGCAGGGGTCGAAGGCTCTGCGGACCGCCTGGGCCGACTGGATCAAGGTCTGCGACTGGTACGGCCGGCATGATCTCTACGGCCTGCAGGAGTTGTTTGTCCGCTCGATGCTGCGCGACGGCGAAGTGTTCATCGTCAAGCGCACAGTCGCTGTGGCGACGGGCATTCCGCTGCGGATCCAGCTGATCGACAAGGGCATGCTCGCCACCCACAAGGTCGGCGAGAATATAGAGCGCGGGATCGAGTACGACGCCGACAAGCGCCCGGTCGCATATCATTTCGTCCGGGCTCGCCCTGGATCGGCTTGGTTCTCTTCCGAGACGGTGCGCTTTCCCGCTGACGAGGTCGTCCACCTGTTCCACTCCGAATGGATCGGGCAGACTGAAGGCGTCTCGATCTTCGAAAGCGTGATCAAGCGCCTGGGCGACATCGAGGAAGGCATCGAAGCCGAAGTCGTGAAGGCCAACATATCGGCCTGCATGGTCGGCTTCCGATATCGCCCGCCTTCGCAGGATGGTGACGATCCCAGCATCGGCATGCCGGTTGAGGGCGAGCGCGACGGCCCTCCGGTCGAAGAGTTTGTGCCGGGCATGATCGAAACGCTGGAGGACGGCGAGCAGATCACCTTCTCCAATCCGCCCAAAACCGGCGGTATCGGCGACCTGGCCCGGATCGCGCTGCTCGCAGCTGCTGCCGGCACCGGCGTCACCGTGGAACAGCTCTCCGGTGACGTTAGCCAGGTCAACTTCTCGAGCTTCAAGGCCGGCCATCTGGAATATCGGCGCCACGTCGGACGTATCCAGTACCTGACTATCATCCCGATCGGGCTCGACCGGATCTGGTCGTGGTTCCTTGGCACCGGCATCGACTTCGGCCTGCTGCCGAACCGTCAGGTGCCGATCAAGTGGACGCCGCCACCGTTCGAGTCGATCGACCGCAAGGGTGAGGTCGAGGCCGACATCCTGGAGATGCAGGCGGGCCTCGAGAATCGGCCCAATCTGCTCAACTCGCGCGGCTTCGATGCCTCGGAGATGATGGATCAAATCGCCGAGCACCAGGCTGCGCTGAAGAAGCTCGGGCTCGCGTTCAAGGGCGACCCGTTTGCGCCGTTCCAGAACGACACCACCGATCCCACCGCGACGGACCCCAGCGCCGATCGCGCCCTGATCATGGCTCTCGCTCGCGGCCTACTCATCGGGGACCCGCCCAATGCCTGAACTAGCAGCCCGGTCCTTCGAGGCACCGACCATGCAGCGCGCCGCGGAGACGCGGCCGACCTCCTACCGTGAGGCCGACAACTCGATCGAGGTGGTCTGGTCCGTCGGCGCCGCTGGCCTGCGCTTCGACTGGTACGATGGCGGCTATTACATCGAAGAGCTGAGCATGGAGCCGGGCGCGGTGCGGCTGGACCGCCTCAACGCAGGCGCTTGCGTGCTCGACAGCCACAGCAGTTTTCGCCTCGCCAGCGTCCTGGGATCGATCGTGCCGGGCACCGTCTCGATTGCCAATGGCGAAGGCACGGCGCGCGTTCGGCTGGCCTCAACGCCAGACGTTGCCGACACGGTCGCCAAGATCATCGACGGCCACATCCGTTCGCTGTCCGTCAGTTACCACGTCTACGAGTTTCAGCGCACCGAGCGTGAGGGGGAACACCCGCACATGCTCGCCACCGACTGGGAGCCCACCGAGGTCTCCTTCGTCGCAGTGCCATTCGATGCCGCCGCGCAGGTGCGCGCGCGGAGTGCTGAGCAGGGCAGCCATCCCTGCAACATCCGCGGCGCGGCCGCTATCGAGGACCCTTCCATGACCACTCCGACGCCCACCCCGGCGCCGGCGCCCGCGCCGACGCCCTCGCCGACCCCTGCTCCCGCTCCCGTCGAGCAGCCCACACCCACTCCCACGCCTGTGCCGGCACCAGTCGAGCAGCAGCGCTCGGGCACTGTCACCATCGCGCGCATTCGCGAGCAGTGCGCTCGCACCGCTGATCTGGGCGATGCGTTCGCGCTTGAGCTGATCGAGGCACACGATACCACGCCGCTTACCGAGGGTGACCTCATGAGCCGGGTTGCCGAGCGGCTGATCAGCACACGCACGCGCGAACCGGTCGACGTGCGCGCCGGCCGTACTGGCACCGAGTCCGAGGGCTACCGCAACGCGGTTGAGGATGCTCTGCTGCTCACCGCCAATCCCGGCGTGCAGCCCGACACCCTCGGCATTGACGCGACCCGCGCCCAGGCGGCGCGGGAGTTTCGGGGGCTCACGCTTCTCGAGATGAGCCGTGACTACCTGCAGCGCACCGGCATTCGCGTGTCCGGCCTTGGCAAGCATGAAGTCGCCGGCCAGGCGCTCGGCATGCGCGGTGGCGCGCTGACCACCAGCGACTTCGCCAACGCGCTCGGCAACGCCGCGAACCGCCGTGTTCGCCAAGCCTTCGCCGCCGCGCCGCAGAGTTTCCGCCCGTGGGTCTCGACCGGGACTTTGCCTGACTTCCGTCCCGCATCGATCATCGGCATGGGCGACGCGCCCGCGCTGCTGCTCGTGAAGGAGAATGGCGAGATCAAGCATGGCGCGCTGACCGACACCGGCGACACGTACAAGCTGGCGACTTACGCGCGCATCATCCCGATCTCGCGCCAAGCCATCATCAACGACGACAAGGGCCTGTTCGGGCGCATTCCCACACAGTTCGCCAACAAGGCGGCCGATCTGGAGTCGGATCTGGTGTACAGCCAGCTGCAGGGCAACCCGAACGTCTACGACGGCGTCGCGCTGTTTCACGCCAGCCACGGCAACCTGGCCGGCGCAGGTACCGCAATCACTGTCGCGGCGGTTGGCGCGGGACGCGCCGCGATGCGTCAGCAGAAGACCGCCGAGGGCGGCAACATGTCGATCCGGCCGCGGTTCCTGATAGTCGGCCCGCTGCAGGAGACCGCCGCCGAGCAATTCCTCGCAGTCGTCGCGGCGCAGCAGCCGTCGGCGGTGAACCCGTTCTCGGGCAAGCTGCAGCTGATCGTGGACGAGCGGATCGTCGACTACAGCTGGTACCTCGCCGCCGATCCGAACGCGTTCGACACCGTGCTGCTGGCGCACCTGGAAGGCCAGGAGGAGGTGTTCACCGACACCCACCTGTCGTTTGAGGTCGACGGGATCAAGTTCAAGGCGCGGCTCGATGCGACCGCCAAGGTCCTCGATTGGCGCGGCCTGTACAAGAACCCCGGCGCCGCCCCCGCCTGATCCAGTCAGGGCGGCCAGCGCGCCGCCCTGACCAACAGTGAGTTACCGACATGAAGCAGATCAAGATTGCCGCCCCGACGGTGGTGAATACCAGCCCTATCGGCGCTGGCGCTGGCGAATTGCGGCATCCGATCGAGGGCGCCCTGACCGTCACCGACGAAGAGGCGAAGCGCCTGAAGGACAATCGGTTGCTCGACGGCGAGCCCGAGGACCTGCCGTCCGAGAGTGACGAAGTCGAGAGCGAGGATCACGACGATGATCTCGACGATCAGACGCTCGCCGATCTGAAGATCCTCGTGACCAAGAAGGGCGTGCCCCTTCACGGCGCCACCAGCAAGGCGGACGTCATCGCCGCCATCCGCAACCATCGCGAGCCCGCGGCCTAAGCCGCACCGGCCACCGCCCAACCGGAGACATCTCTCATGAAGAACTACGTCCAGCTGGGTGACAACATCACCCTTCCCGCCCCGTACGACGTCGCCAGCGGTGCTGGTGCCCTCATCGGCTCCATCTTCGGCGTCGCCTCCACCGCGCAGCTGGCGGGAGAGGATACCTCATTCGTCCGCGTGGGCGTGTTCACGCTGCCGAAGGCCACCGGTGAGGCATGGTCGGCCAGTGCGCCGCCCAAGATCTACTGGGACAACACCAACAAGCGCTGCACCACGACCTCTGCCGGCAACACGCTGATCGGCGTGGCCGTCTCGGGCGCGCAGTCGGCCGATACCATCGGCAACGTGCTGCTGACCGGCCAAGTCAGCTGATGGCTGGGCGGCCGGTTCGCCGGCCGCCTGCCTTCGTTGAGAGGATCGACGCATGTCAGACCCGACTGCAACTGCGCTCGACGCACTTTTTATCGCGCCCGGATCGGAAGAGGCGACTTTCGTTC